ACTCAACTAAAGGCGATGCTAAGGGAATCAAAGAATATAATTAAATACTTGTACTAACAGTATCAACTACTTCTTCTTAGACTTCATAATCTTTTTCTGTAAAGCGGTAGGCAATGTCTTCTGCTTTGCAGTCAAGCCCTTGCCTTTAGCGGCTTTCTTTTTTGCTGGTCGGCCCTTCTTTGAACCGTAAGTTCCTACACCCATTGGCATTTAACAATCCCACTTCCTTAATGCTTTGTTGATACGACTATTCGGGTCACGCGCTGTCTTCTTACTTGTCAGCTTCTTTTTCATGCCCTTCATTCTAGCACAAAAACTCTTACGCCTAGCTGCTGACTTGGGCGATTTCTTTGCCTGCTTACGAGATACAGGGGCTTTTAAATTCATACCTTGGCGTTTAGCAGATGCACGGCCCTTGGCGTTCAGACCGCCTGACTTACTCTTGCCTGCCTTGCGCTGCCATGCTGGTGACTTAGCCATTTTTGTTTAACCCATGGGTGTACCCGTCTTTTTTATTATATGTAAGCGACTCACCTCGGCCGCCTTCAATGTAGCTACAATGTACCCAGCCAGAGTTACCGCCAGTATAACACTCAAGAATAAGCTGGTCATAATCTAGGTTGTCTTCAATCCACTTTGCCAGGTCATAGTTATCCATGCCTGGCACTTCAAAGTCACAGGCTTCACCCTTGGCATGTTGTGAGTTCATGGAACTGCCTATGGCTATACATAACTCAGGACTGCGAAACCCTGACGAAACCATTACAGGCCCAAACTCATCACGGATAGGCTGCAATATTTTATCGCACAGTAATTCCATAGCCTCTACATGGTGAACTTCTGGCGCGTTAGGTATTCCCTTGCGTTCAGCCGTCTGTGACTTAACCATTTCTTCTAAAGAAAAGTTGGGCGACAGTGGGTAGGACATTACTTTTTCTTCTTTGCTGTCTTTGCGCTGCGTCTAAAGTTAGCCGCAGTTGGCGCACCTTTGCTTCCAGGCTTGCGCATTTTTTCTCCGCTTCCTGCTTTGATGCGCTTACGTTTTGCATGAATATTTGCGTATAAACCTTTTCCTGGCATTATCTTTTCATCCCTTTTAATCCGCGTAATCCAAAAGATGCAGCTATGCTAGCATAAACTGCATATTGAAACCAACTAGGTGTGTTTGACAAGGCATCAAAACCACGCTCAACATAAGGCTGGGTAAAAGGTATGAAGCACATAGCAATTATGACTATAAAAAGTATGGTCCATGCCTCATCTTTCCAACTATTGTCACTAGCTTGGGCCATAATCTTTTCCCAGCCAGCTTCGTGTGTTGCAGCGGTCACCATAACTTGTGCCTCTGCCTCAGCTTTTGCCTTAGCGACAACACCCTTGGCCTTTGTCTGTTCAACCTTAGACTCCATCCAAGAACCAGCCAAAGATGCAATCGGGCCAATCAACGCCTGTATCATTACTTAGCCCCTACTATAAGTTTTATTCTTGCTATCTCAATCTCTAAATCATGCACCCTGGTCACAGTATCTTTCACGCTTTTAGGAGGCTCAAAGTTATCAATCCAGTTGTCGTTTTCCTCAACCTCCTCCATCACAAGGTCAAGGTTATGCTCAAGAAAACTAATGCGTTCCGTCAGTCCAAAATAAACCCATACCGATACTGCCGTAAAAGCAATCATGCTGATAAGATTCCGCAATGGAATAGTTATTTCACTTGCTTCGTTTAACTTTGTTGCCGCCTGTTTCATTTTGATTCACTCCCGCACCAAACTGCAAAAGCACCTGTTGCTGCGCCAACAATCGTGCTAACAAAAGCTGTTTGCTGGGTAGTTGCAGATGTACCGAGGCCCATGAACCAATCGCACACGTTCCAAGCCATAAGGGTAAACGCCAACATCATTAGACGAGGTATTATCTTATACTCTGTAAGTGCTTTATCCATCTCTATGCCCTCTTACTGTCGCCAACGCCTTATTAAACGAATAAAGTTCCGCTTTAGGTTCATCAAAAAACTTGGGCGACATGCGCTTCGACTTTTGTAGCACCTGTTGAACGGGCATGAACAACGCTTTGCGGTGTTGATAGCCGATAAGGCATAAAATGTCATAGTCTGCCACACTCCCAAGAGTTTTATTCTTTTGTCCATGACCAAACTGAAAGTGGTACACCGGAACTCTAGCATTTTTTTCGCCAGATAACTTCGCAGTCTTAACTTGTATCCTGATATATTCATCTAACTTCCACGCTATTAAGTCAACCTTATCTTGCTGACACATAGATACTCGCCAGCCTAATGATAACACAACCCCAGCCGCATAGTATTCCCCTATTAAGCCAGTGGTTGTTTCACTCATGCAAAGCCAATCGCAGACGCTGATGAAATCATAACGGCTATAAATAGACCTAAGACAACAAAGCAAAGGGCAATTACACCGGCACCTACCTTCATGTTTTCAATTATCTCGGCCTGCCTTTCCATCTCCATCTTCCGCGCCCTGGCTCTTGCTTCTTTCTGTTCTCTTAACGCTTGATTATGATGATTTATGATTTCCTGCCAGGTACTAGGCTGGTCTGCCGCCTTGGGCCAGCGCATATTTATCATGGTGGCAATCTGTTGCATTTCCTCATTAAGACGCTTGGCCTCAAGGACAGCATTGATAGAACCCTTGAAGCTAACGTCACCAACGCCTGCCTGCTTGTTACGTTCTTCGTTTAGTTTCTTTTGTGCTGAGAACAAGGTGCCTATCTGGTCGCCCAGTTCAGCTACAGATTGCACATCATTAACCCGTGCTTTTATAAAAGCTATGGCATTTGAAGCGGCTGTTACGGCTGCTATTGCAGTGGTGATAGGCTCCATTACGACAGCATCCCTTTTCCCAGCGGCTTGCATTGCCATTTCTTGGGCATTAAACCATGAGTCATCTCGCCTATGTCTCGACTCATTTCTAAAGCGCGTTTTTTGCAAACCTCTATCGTTGGATAAGGGCCGCGCGCATCGTGAAATTCAATGCAATTTGTAGGGTCTGCTATCGCGCAAGCTAATACAATAGCTTTAAACATTGCCTTGGATACGCTTTAACAAGCGCTTAACAGTATCCGTTTCGTAAATGCGTATGCAAATCCAAACGCCAGTAAACAAGGCCACAACGTCAGGAACCATCGCCATGTAGGCGGCAGCAGTTCCTGTGCCAGCAATTACATCAACAATAACCTTGTTTTCTTCGTTCATAACGTACCTATGCGTAAGGGCTGTCACCACAGCATGAAGGCCAAGCTGCTTTCAGTTCGGCAATAGTGGTTGCGCTATTACCGGCGGTAGGCGCATCGCGCAATGCTTGCTTTGATGCCACGATTGCAGTTGTGTCTGCGCTAGTCTCTTGCGCTTTCATAAAGTCTGTGTCCAGCGCCTCTAATAATGGGGTGCGGGCCTCACGAACCTTATCAGCAAAAATCTCTTTTGCCTTTGCCAAGTCTTCGCTAATTACTGTGCCTGATAATGACCAAGCACCACGAAAGTCACGGTTTGCTGGAACGGTAGCAGTTGAAGCGTCAATCTGATTACCGTCCTTATCTACGATGTAAGTTGCTACAGCCATTAGTTTCTCCTATGCGGCTAAGTTTAGTTCATCAGATATGCGCCAAGAATTGCGCCATTCTCTAGTCTGCGGTAACTGTTCCTTGCGGCATATTACCATAGTCGGGCGGTTGCCCTCATCCCAATTCTGCCAGACATGCTGTGGGCAGTCCTTCATAATGAGATATTCGATTGCTTCTTCTTCAGTCATTGCTGGCATAGGTTCAGTGTTGTGCAGCAAGTAACCTCTGGTGTGCTTTACAAAGTCAGGCTTTGCTTCATCTTTTGCTAACTCATGGTATACCCAGACAGGTGGCAAGATGCCGCCCTGCAATGCACAAGCCATCCAGTTAGGGTCAGGCACAAGTATCTTGGCGCATTCGTCCACACTGTCTTCGTAGACCACGCGATAGTCAGACTGCACACCGTCAAGATTTTCTTTTGCCCAGCATAGCCTGTCGAACAACTTAGTGCCTTTGAATGATGGTGTCTGGGTCACGCTAAGTCTCCCTGAAGAGTTTGCGTAACTATTGCCCAATCAACAGACGATGAGCCATCGTTGTGCGTTGCTATTTTGTAACTACCAGTCGCAAAGGTATACAGATTTTGCGGATGACAGCGGCTGCTTTCTGGGTCATCCCGCGAACCCCCACTCGTTACAGAATAGTCATCGTTAGCCATACTTGCCGTGTGATTTACGATATACAACCCTGTTCCCGAATCTGTTAGGCTGGCTAGGTTTAGGCTGTCACGCGCCGCTATTGTTCCAGAACCATTGAAGTTTACCCACGCCTTCGCACTACCCTCGACAACATAGTTCGTGGCGATTGACCCTGCGGTTGAATGGGTCAGTGTATCCGCTGCGATTGTTCCAGCCATTATGCTAAATCCCCATGTGTTGTGCAGAGTGCTAAGAACAAGTCCAAAATACCCATTCCGCTGGATGTGCTGATGCTATAACCCCCCTGCCAACTTGTTGCAGATGTGGAGTAAACCACAGTGCTACTTGTTGGGAAAAGCCAATATGCAGTTGTAGCTGTAGAGGCTTGCCTACCAGCGTGACCAGCGGCAACGTAATCGTCATTGCCGAAACTATTTGTGTAATTCGTATTGGTAAGACCGTAACCAACATCTGTTAGACTTGAGATGTTTAGGCTGTCTCGCACAGTATGGCTTGAAGACTGTTCAAAGTTACACCAAGCCTTCGCCAAGCTTTGCTGAAGATTAGTAGTAGCCGTGCCACCCTCGCCATAAACGACTATGCTGCCAGCGGCGGTTTTACCTGTGAGATTGTCCACTAATATTTCGCTCATGCTAAGCCTCCTATTGAAGCAATGGCGCACTCACTAGGGTCAAAAACATTCTGGTGAGCGTATTGTGTGTCTGCCCTCACCCTGCTTGTCAATTTTCCGTCCGTTGGAGTAGCTACGTTTGCCAGAGTATTGTTTGATGTAGAACCACCACCGCCAGCAAGACAAGCATAGGTTCGCGCTGCGAAATTATTAGAAAATGCAAAGTCGTGTCTGCCGCCTTGAACATCTGTGATTGAAGAAATATTTAGGCTTTGCTCAACGGCAGGCGTTTCAAGGTTTGCTTGAAACCAAGATTTTGCCGCCTCTTGCTTCGTCAACGCAACAGGACTGCTACCATCACTCGCTACGATTGTATCTGCTTTTAATGTACTCATTTCCACCTCGGTCCTTCAAACCATGCTACTAGACTAACTCTTGTGCCACTCTCAACAGGCTTGACTCTATGTTGCAGATAAGAAGGAAATACTAAAACTGTTCCTCGCTTATTAGATATAGCATAATCAGGGGTTTCTGTCTCTGCAAATTCAAACAGGCCCCCAGTGTAGTCTTCAGGCCCACTAAGTTGCACAGTTACAGACAGTTTTCTGTCATATGCCTTGTCTTGACCCCAGTTTATATCATGGTGCCATCCATAATGACCGGACTCTGATGCGTGATACTCTGTGTATTGAATATCGCAGACATTTCGCACATCAAAACCAAAAGCGTTTCTATTGGCTTCGGCTACATAACTCCACAACAAGTCTTTTACTTCATTATCGTGCGTCAACCACTTGACCTTAGACCGCCGCACATCCTCATCGCCACCTGAAAATATAGTCGCGTTCATATCAGGCAGTGCGTCTGCCCTTTCTTTGATTAGCGCTAACTGATTATCAGATAAAGCACCACTCCATAGCTGCCAGTTTTGTCTCATACTACAGTCCAAGTTTCGCCAGTGCCGACTGTTACCGTCACACTATTATTTATTGTTATTGGCCCTGCTGACATAGCGTTTTTTCCGTCAGTAATTGTGTAGTTTGCAGTAACTGTCTGTCCGTTTTCATAGAATATTTGGTCAGAACTACCGCCTGTTGCACCAGCCGCTATGCCGGTCAATCCAGAACCATCACCTGTGACGGCTGTTGCGGCTAATGTGCCTGTGACTTCCACGCCCCCAGATACAGTTTCAAGTCTTAAAGCATTGTCATAATATAATTCGACCTGACTTGTTTCAGCACTTACTTCGTTGATTCTAATTCCAGTTTCAAAACCGCCAGCGCCGCCGTTTGCGGAAAAGATAAGGGTACTGCCTCGCACATAAGTAGTTCCGGCAGCTTGAATAATACTATTTGAACCATCGCTTTTTATAAACAAATCGCTGCCAGCACCAAAGATGGCTTTGTCATCGTCTGCAAAAACAATATCGTTGCTATTGGTTTGTAGGTCACCGCCAAGTTGTGGAGTAGTGTCCTCAACTACATTCGCCGGTCCAGCGGGTCCAGTTGGGCCTGTTGGACCAGCTACCGTACTATCTGCGCCTGCCGGACCTGTCGGTCCTGTCGGACCAGTTCCACCATCATTGCCATCCGCGCCTGCCGGACCAGTTGGCCCAGTTGGCCCAGTTGGCCCAGTCGGGCCTGCAACAGTGCTATCCGCACCGGCTGGCCCAGTTGGGCCTGTTGGGCCTGTTGGACCCGTTGGACCGGCTGAACCATCGCTACCGTCTGAACCAGCGGGTCCGGCTGGACCTGTTGGACCTGTCGGTCCTGTTGGACCGGCTACTGTGCTGTCTGCACCGGCTGGGCCGGTAGGCCCTGTTGGACCTGTTGGACCTGTCGAACCGTCATTTCCGTCTGCCCCTGCCGGACCTGTTGGCCCAGTGCTTCCCGCTGGACCAGCGGGTCCAGTTGGGCCAGCCACTGTGCTATCTGCACCAGCGGGTCCAGTTGGCCCTGCCGGACCAGTTGAACCAGCCGGACCAGTGCTTCCCGCTGGACCTGTTGGGCCTGTCGGGCCAGCAACGGTACTATCAGCCCCCGCAGGGCCGGTGGGTCCGGCTGGTCCGGTCGGACCAGTCGGGCCTGCAACTGTGCTGTCTGCGCCTGTCGGACCTGTCGGCCCCGCTGGTCCTGTCGGCCCAGTCGGGCCTGTTGCGCCAGCAGCGCCTTGTGGCCCTTGGGAACCAGTGTCACCCCTATCACCAGTTCTAGCAAAAGTGATGATAACATCTTCGCTATTATCAAATGATACGGCTGAACCACTTACATAAGTAGACGATACCTTAAAATAACCTGTAGCTTCAGTGACCGCACTGATTGTAAGTAACGCAAAATCATCTGCGTTAAGCCTATTGGAAATCCTAAAATGGCCTTTAATAAAACTTGTGCTGTCATCAATAGTTCGCAAAAACGACTGTATATCTGTGCTGTCATTGTCAGTATCATCAATGAACATTAGTGTGGCTGATGAAATGTTTGCGTGATTAAACCTAATCTTGCCAGTGCCAGGGTCAGAGTCTGTCGTGGTTGTGCTAAATGTATAATCGAATGTAGCGCCGCCAAAGTTGCCGTCAGGCCCAGTCGGTCCTGTTGGACCAGTGGGGCCGGTTGGGCCAGCTACCGTTGAATCTGCGCCTGTAGGGCCTGTTGGCCCAGTCGGGCCTGTTGG